GCCGGGGCACTCGTCGTGCAGTTCCAGCACGTTCCCCAGGTCAGAGCCAGTGGGAGGAGAGTAGTCCAGTTCTGCGGCGAAGTTACCGGCTGCCCGGCACGATGGGCAGATCATGAGTCCTCCAGGGGCATGTCAGGAGACAACCAGTAGTCGCGGTCCTCTACCCATCCGAGCAGTTCCCCGAGAACTTCAGCCGTACGCGAGTTAATAACGGGTAGCCAGCGAGTCATCAGACTATTCCCACCTTGCTCATGATGTCGAAGACGAACTCACAGCGCTTGTCGAAGGTGTAGTCCTTGACCGCCTCGTACGCCTGGTCGGCCAGCTTCTCCCGCTGCTTCTCGTGCTTCAGGTAGTACCGGATCAGTTCCTCGGCCTCCGCCGGGCTGCTGATCTTCGGCAGCATCCCGAACACGTCGTCGGACTCCGGCCGCGAGTCCCGCAGGAAGAACAGCCCGCAGGCTGCCATCTCGATCTCGCGCGGCCCCATCGAGTAGCCCTTGCCCTGCTGGGCTTCCTCGCCTTCTTGCCGGTACAGGTTCATCCCGATCTTGGTGTGCCGGTACTGGTCGGCTACCTCGGTGTTGTCCACGCACTGGTCCGGCCGGTGACCGAGGTACTTCCACAGGTGCTGGTACTCAGGGGGTACCGAGTCCCACCCGTTGCCGCCGAGCACCATGCTGATGCCGTCAAAGTTCATCTGGCTGAAGAACTTCAAGCGGGACAGGAACGCGGTGCCCACGAACGCGAAGTCGGTCTCGTACTCGCGCGGGAACTTAGGGAAGTGCACGTCCGAGTCGTAGGAGTGCGGAACGTACGCGACCGGCCCCAGCTCGCCCCACTGCTCGATGTTGGTAGGGTCGTTGAGGATATTCAGGTTGGCGTACGCGCCGCGCTGCATCTGCTCATCGTCCTGGTACGGGCTCTCGGTGTGCAGCATGACGATCTTGTGGCCGCGCTTGCGCAGGATGTGCAGGGAGTTGTTCGTCTGGAAGAAGGCGCTGATGAAGAAGATCACGTCCGGCCAGAACGTGTAGCAGCTCTCGAACAGCCCCTTGGTAGCCATCTGGGCGATCATCTCAGGGTCCGGCATCGCCTGCCGTACAGGCCCGAAGCCGTGCTCGCAGGGCTCGACTTCCTTGTCCTGGAAGACCACGTTCCCGTAGAATGTGAGACGGTCTAATTCGTTCGTATTGTAGACCATGATCTGATGGCCCAGCTTACGCATGGACTTGATCCAACCACGGTACACATCGGCTACGGAAAAATCCGGGCCAGGATGCACTACAAGAATACGAGACATTTAGCACCACCTCCTCTCGCTCAGGGTCCGCGAGGACCGTGCTATAATGTCAGTATGACTGATGTTGTAGAAGAGTGGCGAAGCATCCCGAGTTTCCCCTGCTATGAAGCCAGCAGCTTCGGCAGGATCAGGAGCCTTCCGCACATCACACTCCATGGTCACAGGCGTCAGTCTACAGTACTGAGCCAGCAGGTCGCTAAAGACGGCTATTGCGTTGTTACGCTGCTTCAAGGTTGCAAGAAGCGGCCCTACCGAGTGCACCTGCTGGTAGCCGAAGCATTCCTCGGTGAACGGCCGGAAGGTGCTGATGTACGGCACGGCCCCGGAGGTCAGCAAGACAACAGTGCGGCTAATCTGAGCTACGGTACTCGCGAAGAGAACGAGGAAGATAAGAAGCGAGACGGAACGTTCAACCACGGAGGTAGCAAGCCAGGTGAAGAAAATCGCAACGCCAAGATGACAGCCGAGCAGGTACTACAGCTACGAAAACTACGGGCAGCCTACGGGTACTCACAGAAGGAACTAGCCGAGCGCTTCGGTATCACCCAGGCCGCTGTGAGCCAGATCCTTAGCCGAAAGACCTGGACTCACCTCTAGCCATCAGACTTCCTCTGCCGGGACGGGAGTGAACGTGTACATGACAGGGCAGCCGTCTATGCCGAACTGGATCTCCCGCTTGCCCAGCACCACGTCGAACTCACTGCCGTCCGGCATGATGATCTTTGCCGGGCCTTCTTCGATGATCATGACGGGACCTTTCCAGGGATGTACCATACCCGCTGCCGGGGCGGGAAGCGGTCTTCTTCGCAGGCGGCATCCTGCTGCTTGCTAATCTCCGGGTGATCCCAGGACCATACGATCTCGGCTTCAGCAGACAAGATGCCTTCCAGGTTAGCCACGGCGTTGTCCATGTCGAGTTCAGTCTCGCAGTTGGCGAAATCCTCCTCGTACACCAAGTACAAACCGCCGTTACCCAGCTCGAACAGGTCGCGTACGTCACGGAAGTACGCCGCCAGGGCATCCCGAAAGTCCTGCATTTCCGCAGCGGTAACCGGGCCTGTGACACGCACAAGCGCGTAGTGCTGGTCTCCCATAACCTCTACCTCGCTGACACGTCCCAGTGGAACCGAGCGCCGAAGTACATCGCGCCGGACCATTCTATAGGCCCGTAGCCGTCCACTACCTTGGTCTCGCACCACTCTACAAGGCCGCCGAGAGTGGGGTCGGTCTCGATCGCCTGCTGCACTGACACCTGCGCCGTGGTGTTGATCGAGCCGAGCCAGGCGTCGAGGTTGTCCTGCACGTTGGCGATGGTGTCGGCGCGGGCCACGGCCAGGTACCCGGAGATGGTGAACTCCGTAGGCGACATCGGCAGGCCGTCAGCTTCGATGACCCGGCCGCCCAGGCACACGTCGAACTTGGCCACCGGGGGCCTGGGGATCACCAGGAGCATCGGCGGGTTGATCGTGTCCAGGTACTCCGCCGACGTGCTCAGGGCCGGGAGCGTGTACTCAGCTACCTGATCCGCTATCGCCTGACGTATCGCTACCAGGTCCGCCATTTTCGTTACCTTCCAGGAGCGCCAGGATCTGCATCTGCTTCGTCTGCATCGAGTGTATCTGGGTGGTCAGGTCCGTGTTGACCTTGAGCTGCGCCCCCTGGCTGTCCGCTAGTTCCTGCCGGTGCCGGGCGTCCGCTTCAGTCGCGGCCTTGTCCCGTGCGGCGGCGCGAGTTTGCGCCAGCAGGATCATCGGCGCGGCGTAGGCCGACTGCGTGGAGAACGCCAGGTTCAGCAGGATGAACGGGTACGGGTCGAACGGGCGGTGCGTCAGGATCAGGGCGTTCAGGACGATCCAGCAGATGACGATGACCGTCTGGATGATGATGAACTTGGGAGTTCCCATGAACTTCGCCACCCGCTCAGCGATCACGCCGAACTTGTCGCCTCCGAACGCGCCGCCTTCGAGGTGCTTGACGCCCCGGTGGTACTTCAGCGGGTCGGTTACCATTTCTTCCATGTCAGCTCCCACGCCTCTTCGACCAGTTCTTCACGGACTATTACCGACCCCCACGATACGACCTCGCCGTCGTCCAGGGTAAGAGCCGCGTGGTCTCCCGGCCCGTCGTCGGTGGCTACCTCGAAGCCGATCACCAGGCCCGCCCTCTCGGCGTCCTGTGGCTCTACCTGGCTGTAGTCGCCCAGCCTGATCTTCGGGTGGTACGGCCAGCCGGTCCGGTACACCAGCCACAGCACGGACTCGATACTCGGGTTGTCCCCGCACTCAGCGGTCAGTTCCTTGATCAGGTAGTCGTCAACCCGGTGACTGCACTGGAGCAGCAGGCAGTTGGCTATCGCGGTGACGACGCAATTCGGCGTGCTCTCGTCGCCTAGCCATGACTGCTGGCTCTCTGCCGCTACGTACTGAGAAGACGGTTCGTACCCAGGCAGCCGCCAGTTAGGCATGGCGCACGTCCTGCCCTTAGTCGGTGCCGGTGCCGCCTTCTTGGACACGGCAGAACCGCCCGTAGCCCCGCCTCCGGCAGCTACCGCTTTCGCTTTGCCTACGGTAGTGCCTGCTTTTACGCTGGCCGCGAGCGTAGCCTTGGCCGTGGCCTTAGCGTGCGCGCTGGCCGTGGTCTTCGCCTTGACGCTGCCCGCTGAACTTCCGGTAGGGCCGCCGCCCTTGATGCCTTTTATCGCCGCCAGTCCCGCTGCCTGGGCCGCTGACGCCACGGCCTTGCTGTTCGCGGTCACCTTGTACTTCTTCTTGACCGTGGACTTCGAAGCCTTCTTAGCGGCCTTGGCTGCCTGGGCGAACACCAGGTTCTCGTGCTTCAGGGCCTGAGCCGTGTCCACCGTGCGCATTACCGCGTCGTGGGCGAAGAC